TGGAACAAAAGACGTATTTTGCACAATACCTGCAAGTAAGTTAATATTTGAAGATTCTAATAATGATGTAACCGTTGGACGTAATTTAACTGTTACTGGTGATTTAACAATTACAGGTGATGATATCACCATGAATACCAACACTAGCGGTGCGGCACTTATTGGTGATGGTTCAAACTTTAATCCTGTAGTTATATCTGGTGATCTCAGTATAGCCACAAACGGAGCAGCATCATTAGCTGCGGCACAAACAAATATTACATCCATTTTAGCAACTGATCTTAAAATTGGTGAAGATAATGAAACAAAAATAGATTTTGAAACTGCTGATGAAATACATTTTTATGCAGCAAACGCAGAACAAGTATTTGTATCAGATGGAGTGTTTGGTCCACAAACAGATAGCGATGTTGATTTAGGAACTAACTCTGTAAGATTTAAAGATGCTTATGTTGATTCTGTTACAGTAACAGGTGACGTAAGTGTAGGAGATGATCTTACAGTCTTAGGTGGGGTGATTGAATTTAAATCAAACAGTGGCTCTCCTGCTTCTCTTAAAATGTATTGTGAGTCATCAAATGCTCATTTTCAAACATTACAACCACAACCACACTCAGCTAGTGCTAGTAATACTTTAAGATTACCTAATAGTGGAAGTAGTGATACACAAGATTTAGTCGCTGTTGATATTACACAAACACTTACAAATAAAAGATTAACCTCTCCAAAACTAAATGAAGATGTAGCTATTACAGCCACAGCTACTGAAGTAAATATTTTAGATGGTGTAACTTCAACAACTGCTGAGTTAAATATACTTGATGGTGTAACAAGCACCGCTACAGAATTAAATATCATGGACGGTGACACATCTGCCTCATCAACAACTTTAGTAGATGCTGATAGAGTCGTTACCAATGATGCAGGAACGATGAAGCAAGTTGCTTTGTCAGACGTAAAAACATATTTATCTAGTGCAGGATTTTCAACTGAAGATCCTACAGCATTGGCAATTGCATTAGGATAGGAGGGTAAATGGCAAATACATTTAAAGTAGTAACAAAAGCAGGTGTAACAAGTGCTGATGTTATCTATACTGTGGCGAGTTCTACAACAACTGTAGTTCTTGGAATCATGGTAGGTAACACAACAACATCACAGATTACTGCAACAGTAAGTTTAGGTTCAGACACTAGCAACAGAGCAGGTGCAAATGATGAAGCTAATCAAACAGT